TTAGCTGCTTCAAGTTGGTCTTCGTTCGCCATTTCGGTAGTTTTGAGTTGTATTTTCTGATTTTCAAGCTCCATTTTAGCTTGTAGCTCTATTTGATCCTGTTGAATCTTGGCTCGATCTGTTTCTGCACGCTGTTGCAACGTCATTTGTGCAATTTCTAGCGATTTGTCTTGTGCCATGGGTGGTTGTGGGGCAAATTTCTGTGCTTCGGCAGTTATTTTGGTCAAATCTTGCCCGAACTCACCTAATTGTTGCTCTATAAACTGTTGAACTTGGTTAATTACCGTAACTTCTTCCCGTGCTTCGTCCTTAATTAAGTTTTGAGACTGTGCCATTTGGACTGCCGTATGAGCTTCCACCAAATAATAGTTTAAAAGGTGATCTCTCAGGTGAATTGCCATTGGATACAGAAAAGTTGGCTGTATTGCAGGGTTCCCACCGAACAACGGAGACTTCAGGAAGGGCATATGCGTCAACATATGTGCCATATGGTCCTGTTCGGGCAGTACATACACGGGTCTACCCAACGCAGCAGCGACATTTTCACTGACTGGGTCAAGATTTTCAGTTCCGGGAGGGTCAACTAACACCTCTGAGTCTGGAACTTTCATAATTCTCAGGAACATTTCCTCGACTTTGCGTGCATCATACATTTGAGGCATCAAACGAGCACGTTCCATAATAGCTTGAATTTGTGCAAACCGTTGTGTTTCACTGAAAATAGCTGGATCACTAACCGGAACGACATCCATAGGACCATCAAAGTCAACTGGTTCTATTTCTAGGCCAGCATCATTACCTTGTAGGTCTTCGTCCACCATGTAAGCACTGTTGATTCGGTGTAGAATCTTGAAACAACGCTCCATAGACGAATGTAAACGTGAATGTATCGAGCTAAACACCACCATGCCCTGCTCAATAAGAGCCATTGTGGTGCCAACAGGCATATTTGGATTGGTATCACTTAGCTTTTCAAATGATGTTTGAACTACACTTTGTCCAGCATCAACTAAAAACCCTAGTAATTGAAACAGTGTAGGACTTGGTCCACCAAATGGCAGTGGCATCGCTATCTTTCGGATGTCATCAACCATCGCCCCACCTTCAATTTCAGCAATCTCAGTAGGTTGCAAGCTAATTGTTTGTCCACTCGGACCACCTTTTAGCTTTAACATTGTGGGAATGTTTTGAATATGAGCACTATCCATCAATGCCCTCAGTGCTCCGGTAGCTGCCCCACTTAAACCACCGATCATCTGAGTTAATCCGATAGGATAGGCTCCTCGCCACGGGACGAAAGGAAACTCAACAATCCAATCCAACTCGTTTTTCATCTCATCGTCTGCTTCCCAGTTACGATACAATGACAACGCCTTGTTGGTTGTTTTATCTACTGTCAGGATATATGGCTCTAATCCATCGTCAAAATCCATAAACGTATAGATTTCGAAAATTGTTCTCAAACCATCTTCGTTGTAACTACTTTCTTGTTTACCTTCGATCTTATCGTTGGCAGTCGTTGCTTTGCTATACTCTGGTTCATTCGGATAACCCAGATCAACATCGATATACATACCAGACGTAACCCGTCTTTCATATTCCATCTTGGTGATATACTGCACATGGGTCTTACGTTCTGCCGTGTAAAAGTTCGTAGCAGCAAACGGCAAGTAGACATCATCAATTGGGATAAACTCAGACTGTGGTTTACGATGCAAACTATCCCACATAAATTTCATATACTGCCCACCACCAAGTGGCAATTGTGTGCTCAATTGTTCTAGTTCAGCACGAAACTCAGGCATTTGTTGTGTGGTTTGCCAGTTCATAAAATCAGTTTTGCGTCTGGCTTTTTCTAATTTGTCTGGCGTTTGCTCACCTTGAACTTTGCTCTTTATAGGTCCATTCGCAGGAAACGCTTCCTTCATAAATCGTGCGGAAAAGTCAACGCACGCTTGGATTAACATTGGATGTACGACACGGTTCGCACCTTCGAATTGTGCTCCACCCGGAGCATCATCACCGAGGCCAGTGCGTTGTAATCCTAGCTCATACTGTTTATCACGTTTTTCTCTAGACTCTTTATCCTTGGAGATTTTGTCTACTAGATCAATGATAGCAGTATTGAGTTTATTCTGGTCTACTTCTTCAACAATGTTAGCAAAATGTGCAAGCCTTTGCTCTTGACTCAACTCCATTTCATCAAGACGAATGAGAGCACCGCCATCATCTGTGTCTTCTACCTCAGCTAACTCATTGGGAATAGCAACAGTTTCACCCTGTTGTTCTTCGTCCATCATAGTTTCGTCAGACATCATATGACTCCAGTATCTGATCAGACATCATGTCGATTTTTTTGGCGTTGTAAACCCCACCCTTAGCAAATCTTATTTTTCCTTCAAGTCCAATAAACTTTTCTTCAGATGTTGGATTATATCTTCCACCTAGTCTTACATCTAAATCTTCATCAGTAAAAGTTAAACCACCTTTTATTGGTCCAGCTTGGATTGCACCTTCAAATGGGTTATCCATCATTCTACCTGCTCCACCACCGACACTGGCTGATCCATCAATAATTAAATTATCATTAATTTGTTTGATTAAACCTAATTCAGCGTAGCCACCAATTTGATCTTGAGTAACTTCTTCAACAGTAATTTTTTCACCATCCCAAAATTGCATTGGTACTGTGTCTCTACTGGCACTTACTTCCAATCCCCCAGTTGCTTGTGCTCCAAGAAATTTTCCAAACAAGTCATCAAAGAAACTTGTACCTACCTGACCACCTTCGTTGTAACCACGCTTTTTCATTTCTTCAATTGACGCTGAAATTGTGTCAACAACTTCTGGTGTAATTTCCTGTCCGGGTACTTGAGTTCGTATTGTTGCCGATTTATTTGCCTCTGTCTCAGGTTTGCCTTTGACCAGTGTTCCTTCGCGTTCTTTGTATAACTTTTGAAACAATTGACTTTGTGGAACATCACGCTCAAGAGCACCCAAATATTCGCCAGCCATTTGTGTATCATAAGTTGAATGCGGAATTAATGGATCAGTGATGGCATCGGCATCAAGATCAATTTTTCCAATCGCACCCCCAAACATTCCGGGTGGTGTATATATCTGAGATTCGTCTGTAGTAGCAACCCTTGCTTTACCCGGAGATGGGAATCCAGCTTTCTGTGCATCTGCTTTTTCCATTATTCGCATGAATTTTTTACGAACTCTTGGTGCTGCTTTGGATATATAATCCCGAAGGTCCGGTGAATCTATTCCGGGCCAATCTTCTACTGGCCTAAAATCTTTGTCCTTCGTAATTTGCGTTTTCATCAATTCATCAAATCTTGCCATATCTTTTTTCTTCATACCACCACGAGCAATTGTTACCGCAGTCATTTCTGCTAACAACTCTGGCGTGAAGTTATTGAAATCTAGTGCTTTGGGAGACATTGTTCCGGTTATACCAACAACTTCTTTACCTGTAGCATCTGCTTCTTCTCTTGCACGGTTGATTAATCGACTGATTATATTCTGACCAGATGCCCAAATATTTGTTTCCGGATTGTTGGGAATACGTTTGGAATCACCCACTATCCCAGCATCGCCACGCATAAAGTCTCTACCACCTTCCGTAAGAACAGGTCTTTCAAGTTTTATATCATCAACCTGTTTAATGTTTTTACCAAGACCTGCTCGATCTCCATAGAGAGGAATAGCAATCTTACCTTCCAAATCTTCTATTTTTATTATTTTCTTTGGTGGTAATTGAACTACTGATTCCGATTCGACCTCAACTTGATCTGGTGGTTTATCCATCTTGGTTGCCTGATACCCAAGAGGATCAATCTCTTCTTTTCTAAGTTTGGAATAATCAACTTCATCTTGACCAGATTTTAACTCTGGACCTCTACCACCGCGACCCTCTACACCTTTAACAATATCCTCGGCTCGGTTCTCGACAATATTTGGATCGTATTCTTTCATAACACTTCGTGTCATATCACGCCTCGGACCAGCAGTAGCAGCGCGACCAAGACCAACAAGACTTACACCCATCATTGCAGCCATAGTTGTTGCCTTGGCAATCTCATCATCGCTCAATAATTTTATAATGGTTTGACCCATTTCCTGTAATTCTTGCGGAGCAGTCGGACGTAATGCTTCAACCAAGTCAACATAGTTGACAACACCGTCATCATTTAAATCTGCAATGCTTGATGTCTCTTTGGTAACTGCTCGTTGGTAATCTCTTTCATCCATACCCAAGTCAAGCTCAACTGCTCCACCCTCGGCATAGGTCACATCTAACATAAAATCTTCACGCATTTCTGGCGTGATGTCCATTCTCCAACTTCCGTCAGGTACTTGATAAGGTTCAACCCCATATTTCTTACCTAGCTTCTTGGCCTCTTTCACCATCACGGTGTCATATAACGTCCTCGCACCCTCGGCTAAATTTTTTTCTTTAGATGCCGATGTTTCAGGCAAAACCACATCTCGAACGATAGGTTTATTAAAAGCAACTTGCGTTACTTCAGTTGATGGCGCTGCTTCGATTATTTTTTTTATTTCCTCGCCATATCGCATACCTATGATCTCTGGAATTTGTTCTGTATTGAAATCTCCCCCTAGATCATCTACAACTTCTCTGCCCCTGACAGGGTCTTGGTATTTGAATACACCAGTTGATGGGTCATACTCAAAAGCCTCAATATGTCTGGTAGCATTCCGCACCGCTGCCGATTGATTACCACTGATCCACCCAATAGCATCGGAACTATCACCAACCCCCTCGTTGACTAACCTTTGCATTGCTAACTTGGGCCACTCTTTAAGAAACGGAAAGTTCTTGGGAACACCCTCTGGTGTGTTAACATTATTTAATAATCTTCTTTGTGCATCTAATCGTTGCAGTTCGTATTTTATTTCCTCTATGGCATACGGATCATCTTGTTTTCTCCGTGCCGTTTCGTATACCGTTCCTTGTGTCGATTCAAATGGTACTTCCCTTGTTGGGGGATCGAGATACAAAGCATTTTCTAGCTTTTCTTTGGTTTCCTCAATCTCCAAAGCTATCTTCTCTTGAAGCTCTGCTTTGTCTTTACGCGAAATTTTTTCAGGTAGCTCTTTAAAACCCCTCTCAATATTTTCAGTTCCAGTTGGCAAACCAGATAATTTCAATGATGACTTAGACGTATTGAAAGGATCTTCTTTCAACATTTGCTCAGTGATGTCTAGTTTGAGTCCTTCGATTCTGCTAGTTGGGTTTGATGAACTTAACGTTAATGGTGTGAATTGATCGTACTCACCTTCCTTTGCCACTTTTATCGCAGTGTCATTCTGAAACTCTTCCGAGAACGTAACGTATTTATATTTACCATCAGGTAACTCATCGCGTATTTGGTCCACTCGCATATGAAAAACAGCATTGGGATGATCTACATAGTGAACATTCTCAACATCCACAGCGTCCATTCCCGCTTTTTGCAATTCTCTTTGATACTGACGTTTCATTTCTGGTGTGAGCGTTACAACAATTTCTTTATACTCATCCGAGTAAGCAGCATCATCCCCAAATACACCCTGTGGCCTACGCATTGTTTTGTAGTAAGGGGCTTCGTATGCGGGAAACTCTTTCTCTTGTAAAACCGTAGGGTAACGTTCAATCGTACCCGATCTTGTCGTATAACTTCTACCCGGCTCGGTCTTATCCAAAATCGTTATCAGTTCCTCGGTGGTTACCGTGTCATCAGGTTTTAGACCAGCCATCTCCCGAAGTTTGGACTCGTATCTTTTTTTCTCAAGCTCCGGGTCAAGAAAGCGTTTCTCCGTTTGACTAACACCCTCAAGTTGTTTCTTTACTTGTGGTATAGTCATCGTCTTTTGTTTACTGCCACGAAGTGCATCACGAAGTCGGCCCTTGTAACTCGCAGCTTCTAACACCGAAGTGTCTGGTAAGTTCCCTGCAATGTCCTGTAAGAAACTCTTGATTGGTCTACCTATTGTGCTCGTAGCCAACTTCGCACCGGGAACGTAGTCAGCAGCCATCAGGCCACTTAGCCCTAACATCGCCGCGCCTTTAGCAATGTCACCCTGACTGATGTTACTCCCCGCTTGCTTCAATGCTCCCCCGATTTCACTCGGATAAGACGGACGCACCGCCTCGTACCCATCATAGAAATCTATCCGACCATCTTCGTTTAAATCAGCTAGAAGACTTGTTTCTTGTGTAACAGTTCGAGGGTCACGGTCCTGTGTCGTTCTGAATTGACCCAACGTTCCGGTCATCGCCTCAGTTAGTGGATCATCTCCGGTGACACCCAACACACGACCACCCTCATTCCACTTGACTTTGTTCGCCCAGTACGCCGCCGATGTCGGACCCTTTTTAATATTCTTAGCGTGCCTCGCCTTGAATGACTTCCGTCTGTTCTTCTGGGTCTGTGACTCACCAGACTTAGGCTTGCCCGCCGTCTTAACACCCTGTTGTCCAAACCGGATGAGTCTCTCAGTTCCACCATCATTGACTTTAACAACATGAGACTTGGTCTTGTGGTCAGGCGTGCGTCTTGGTTTGTTTAATTGCAAGCTATCTTTGAGAGATTTCTTGCTCATTGTACGTCACTTCCGTCTGGTCCGAAATCACCAAACCCAACAGGTGGTGTATAGGTATTTCCTCCAGTAAAACCCAGAGTATCATCTAATGCTTCAGTAGGACTCATATTGTCATGTATTATCTTGTCTAAAACAACGGCTCCTTTGTATGCTGCCGCAAGTGGCGATAACGGTGGCATATTTGAAAAAGCATCAATGGCATTGCTAATAGAAAAGTTTCCTATGTCTGCTGTTCCAACATCTGCCCTCATCGCATCTGCACCACCCGTGCCATCCATGTTCAAAGATGATCCATACTCAGACAACAATTCCATAATGTCTCTTACCTGTTTGTCAGCGTAACTGTCACCTTCACCCGTAACACCCAGAATGTCATAAGCCCTAGCCAGTTCACTTATACCACCAAGGTCTTCTAACATAGAAGGACCACCCAAGTTAGTGCTCGGAGCAAATACATTACGCAAGAACCTAGACATATCCTGACCTGCCATGTCTTCGTTCATACCACCTCCTGCCCCACTGCCAAGCAAGTTGGTCTTAAAATTCTGCCCTATGTCACCATACACGTTACTCAATGCAATCGGATCAGATACCTCATCATTAAAAATATAAGTGGGCCTAGACATATCCGCATTTTGACCCTCGTAATTTCTGTCCTCAACATTCATTAGTATCTTGGCAATGTTCATCAAACCAGAATCGACATTCGGTAACTCCATACCAAAGCCATATCGGTTATCCTCTATCCCAAAGTCTGGGGTAAATGGCGTGCCATAATAATGCTGTCTCGCAAAGTTGTCCTCGAACTCTGACGTTGGCGTGTATGAATTACCAAACCTATTCTGGTAATCAACAGTTGCCTGTGCAAGTACATCAGGATTAACAGTCAGGTATTGCCTCTCAGGACTTTGAACAGCAAAGTCTTCTACCTGTGCCTGAAAGTCTGCACCCGGTGCCACACCCTGTGATGCAACATACGCTGTAGCCTGATTCAATAATTCAGGGTTGGCCTGTAATGTTTGCAATGCTCCGCTAAGTTGAGGAGGATTAGCCCTCATGTTTGCTAACGATGCTGCTTGCTGATCAGCATATTGCTGAAACAAATCCATGTTTACCTTACCCGTATTGGGGTCTAGTGCTATCGCTTCTTCATAGGTAATAGCCATACTAACTCCTACACCGCATAAGGATTGATCCGTGGCTTGTCGGGCTTGATAGGCTCGTCAATATCCATAGCCTGCGGTAGCTCAAACCAACGATCATTTTTCAGATATATCATAGCTTGAGTAAATGTGTCCACATAATCATCGTGCGCTGCAACCGGAAACTTCGTCAACTCACTATAGAACTCATTAGCCCAACTCACCCTATGGCCCGGATTCTTTTTACTCTCCGGTATCCATACCATGCCCAGTTCCAAGATCGGTGCAGCCTGATGTGCTCGACTGACTTTGTCAGCGTTGTGTGGGTTGTACCCTACGGCCGGTACCTTCGCTAATCGCAAATCCTGTAGGAGTGATTGCCCACTCGCCTTGGCCTCGACCAATATCCGATCCGGTCTACGTGCTCGGCTGTATGGGCTGTCCTTACTCAATCCCCCATACTCGGTACTCCAATCCTTGATCGCTCTGGCCCGAAGGTCTGGGTAGGTCAGATGTTCGGACCAAGCGTCAATCAACATCACACCCCTCTCACCCTCGTGGGTGAACATTGCCCAGACAGTACAGGCTGTCGGGTCACCCGTTGTCTTTTCCGTGAAGGCACAATCGTAGCTTTGGAGAATATACTCGAACGGGGGTAGCCCCTGATCGTGAGGCCACAACTCAAAGAACTGGGTGCGTAGTATACCGCCCTCGCTCGGTGTCGGGTCTTGTTGCAACTGGCCAGCCGTGCCATACGTTCCCAACAACTGCTTGAGTTCGGTGATCTCCTTCTTGCCGAATCGCTCAGGACAAATCAGTTCGCCCTCTACTTCCCGTGGGTCATACACTCCGAGTACCGACTTCCTCTCCACCCCATCCCACTCAGCTGGTATCATCAGATGTTCCCAACCCCCGATGTCATCCAAGATGTGGCCCGATATATCTCGGTCATGTAGCCGTTGCATGATGGTGACCATTGCGTCATTGCGTGGATCGTTCAGTCGGGTGGACCACACCATGTCAAACCAATCCAGTGCGCTCTCTCTGATTGTATCGGACTGCGCTTCCTGTGCCGAGTGGGGATCGTCAAGGATCAGCCTCGATCCCCCTTCACCCGTTGCAGTACCACCAACCGATGTGGCAAGTCGGTATCCGGTCTTGTCGTTCTCGAATCTTTGCTTGGCATTCTGATCACCGGATAGCGAGAACATATGACCCCACTGTTCCTGATACCACGGAGATTGGATCAGCCGTCTGGCTTTCAGGTTGTCTCGTATTGATAGGTTACCTGAGTAGGACGCACAGAGAAACTTTTGCTCCGGTTGAGTCAACCATTCCCACATAGGCCACATCACACTGACGATGGTACTCTTACTATGTCTCGGTGGGATATTGATCAGTAGCTTTCTGATCTCCCCATCGGTCACTGCCTGTAGGTGTTCGCATATCTCTTCGATGTGCCAACCTGCAATGAACTTTATTCCGGGTTCCACAACGTGCCATGACTGTTTGACAAACTCATAGAGTGAAGCACTCGCCGCTCGTCTTTCTTTTTCCCTCTTGAGAAGATCGCGCAGTACAGCAGGACTCGTTGTATTTATATTCTCAGCTAGACTCATCACTCCCCACCTTGTCGAGCAGTTTCTGCATATCATCAAGTTCGGAGTCTGACAAGTTCCGGAGATCGACCGCCGCCAGTTGGATTGGACCACCGCCCTTCCCTGTCACCTCTTGGGTCAGCTTTTCACCATATACTTTAGGAAGCATTTTACTGAGCATCCATTTCCTCGTATCCACACGAAGTCGGTTGCGTTGGATCGCCTCGGAGCTTAGACGTTCCTTCACACCATGCTCATCGGTGGTGTAGTTCTCGTCAGCTATCGCTACGATCTCATCAGCTAGTAGCTCGTAGGCCATCTGCCTCGCGTGCGCGTACTGTTCTGCTAAATCAGAGCTGGCCCCCATCCAATCGAGGAAAGTTGAAGACGAAGGAAGATCGTCATCGTTATCAAGAATTGATCGGAGAGACTTGCCCTGAGCAATTTGATAGCATACGAAGCCTGTAATTTTTTCCCTATCATATTGTCTAGCATTAGGACGTTGTGAGTTCTTCTTATATGTTCGGATTTTATTTTCAGAAACCGAACGATCACCTGTTTTGATCAGTTTCAGGTCAGGTTTTTTTGTCTTATTTTTTGTCTTATTTTTGTCGTTCTTTTTGTCCACCATTTTTAAGCTCCAAATAGCTGTTTGATCGTTCTGTTTTCCCTATAGTAAAAACGAACAGAACGAACGTATCTAATCATCGGCGTGAGAGGGCTATAAAATAGCCCCTCTCTCTGACGATTGATGACTTCAGATTTACCACTAATTTTGATCGTTCGGAATTTGTTTTTTAAAAACCGAACATTTAGAACATTTAGAACATTTAGCATTATTTATAGAACTTATGGTTGTTGATAGTTGTTATATAACTGTAGGGCCAATTAGGGCTAACAGACGTTGCGTGGTAGAAGGTAGCACCCTCGGTTATGTCAACACTCAGGTTGTAGCTGTACCATGCATCCTCGGCTATCCTGACAGCTTTAGAGAATGATTTCTGGTTGGTTGGTATGTCAGACTTACCATCACAGTAGAACGAGAACTGGCATTTGTTTCTAAGTGGAGCGTTTACATCCCACTTTAAAGTTGGTCCTTGTGATACGACCTCGCAGAGTGTATCGGGCCATCGTGGGTCATGCATTCTATTGATGACAACGTTAGCTACCCCTAGCATACCTGCGTTACCTTCGCCTCTGGCTTCGTGGTATAGGGTCACTGCGAGACAGGTCAGTTGCATCCCTACACTTAACACTGCTGCTTCTAACATATTTAATCTCCATTCTCAGTTATATTTATCTTGCAGTTAACATTTGCTTTTGTTATTGAGGGGATGTAATCCTCCTCGATTACGAACAAAACATTCCTTCATAGAGAGCCATCGTATTCCTAAAGTACGGTGGTTCTTTTTTACATATCCACATCATTAATCTTTGTGTTTGGTAGATCATCCAGTTCTTTTTTTATTTCTGCCTTTCTGTTTTTAATTTCCTGTTGCCTGAGCTTTTCGCTTTCACTCATTTTACTTTTGTGTGGTACTGAATCCACAATCTTGTCGAACTGGTCTTGGATTCGGCGCATAAATTCTTCATCTGGCTCTGACATATTGTTATCTCCTTTAAAATGGTAAGTCTTCACCGTCTAATACATCGTTAGTAATCTTTTGCTCATTTAAAAACAGGCCATGTGTTTGCCTACCTCTTTGATCGGGCAACGGTACATTATTCACCACCCCATCCCCAATCAAGTGGTCAATAGCCTCTGTCTTTCTGGCTTGGCTACCTGCCACACCACCTTTAGCAGTAGACAGTCGTTCGTAGTGGGAACGAGATTGACCGGGATCTTTTCTAATCAACCGAACCAATGCGTCACATAGCTCCTGTAGTTTCTCGTTTGCCTTGGATTGTTTTACTCTTTCTTTTGAGCTTTTGCGTTCACCATCTTTAAGAGGCCGAGCGTAAGCGTGGGTGAAGTAAAGTATGTCATCGTAACCCAGAACGTCCTTATGGTGTTCGCTGTTCGACACCAGTGTAAACGTTAGCTCTTGATAGTCTGTGGGGAAACGCACTTTGGTAGTTTGTAAGATACGATCCTCAGTAATGTCATCCCGGAACATAGTATACACGCCCTGCGCATCCCCAGTCCATGCACTAGCTCCCCGTGGTGATAACATATCTGATTCACCGGAGCCTAAAGCCTTAGCTGTATGACTTATAATAATAACAGGGAAGCCATCAAACTTTTCTTTGAGCATTGCCATCACTTTGCCTACC